GTTATGGTCACAAAACGAGCGGTGGATGAGTGGTTGATCGAGCCGGACGTGGAAGGCGTACGGGAATACGCACGCTTGAGCATCTACGCCGAGCCGGAAGGGCTGAACATTGACGGCCAGGGGCTGATTCCGTGGTCCCAGTTGGAGTCCAGCCGCCTCACCTACGCAGTCAGGATGAAAAAGCGCCATGCAGCTCGCTGACCGCTACTACGCAGACGATTTCAAGCCCGATTTTGGCATCCCGTGGATCGCCAACCCGCCCGATGCGGAGTTGTTAAGCTGGCCGCATGACAAACTCGCCTCGTATCTAGCATTTCGGGAGCAGCGGAACAAGGAGGCGTTGGAAAACCCCGTCGGTGCAGGCTGGATTCTCCCGTCTTGGCAGACGGTGATGAACAACTGGGGCAAGTACACGAACCACATCATTCTAGGCGGCAACCGCTCGTCGAAATCCATGATCGCCAGCCGCCTTTGCGTGTGGGCGGCGGGTACGATCCCCGGTGCGGAGGTCCGCGCCTACCACGTCAACGAGGATCGAAGCATTGAAGACCAGCAGCGGATGGTCTGGGACGCTCTACCGCTCGGGATCCGCAACCTACCGACCAAGAAAGGGTTGAACCACAGTGTCCAGTACTCGCAGAAGAACGGTTTTACTGATAACATCTGTATCCTGCCTCCTGTTAATGGTTTCCGCCGTGGTGGCAGTATTAAGTTTAGTAACTACCGCAGTTACCAAGCTGATGCACAGGTAGCGGAGGGTTACCGCGCCCACTTGATCTGGTGCGACGAGGAGTGCCCCCAGAAGATGTTTGAAACGCTCCAGTACCGGACGACCGACTACCATGGACGGATTATCCTCACGTTTACTACTCTCACAGGCTGGACACCTCTGGTTCAGGACATCCTCGGGAAGACTCGTACCATTGAAAAGCGATTTGCCCCGCTGGTGGGTCGAGACCTACCAGTCGTCCAAGAGTCCCTTTCCCGACCGGGAACTGTTATCTACTATTTCTGGACTGAAGACAACAGCTTCATCGATACCTCCGACTTCCGAAACAAGTTGCTTGGGCGCTCCAAGGATGAAGTCTTGGCCCGTGCATATGGCGTACCTACCAAAAGCATCACTAGCGTCTTTCCTGGCTTCAATAAGGACGTTAATGTCATACCTCACGAAAAGATGCCGTGGCTCAACAACGTGGACTACAATGTCACACGTTACATGGCGCTGGACCCAGCAGGCTCCAAAAACTGGTTCATGCTCTGGGTCGCCATCGACGCCGCCGGCACATGGTGGGTCTACCGAGAGTGGCCCGACTACGACGATTGGGCCTTGCCCGGCAGCGGAGTCGAAGGAAAGCCCGGCCCCGCGCAGAAGGGCAGCAAGAAAGGCATCAACGACTACGTTGAACTCATCAAGCACTGCGAGCAGGGGGAAACGATCTTTGAGCGGTTCATCGACCCACGTCTCGGGGCGGCGGAAAAGCAGTCAGCCGAAGGCGCCACCACCATCATAAGCGAGTTGGATGACGCCGGCATGGTCTTCCAGCCCGCACCTGGTGTGGAGATCGAGAACGGCATCCAACTCATCAACGGGCTCTTGTCCTACGACGAGAAGCGCCCGTTATCGGCGCTGAACGCTCCAAAGCTGTACATCAGCGACCGCTGCCAGAACCTGATCTACTCATTGCAGGAGTACACGGCCAAGGGCGGTAAGGACGAGGCGACCAAAGACCCAATCGACTGCCTGCGTTACCTTTGCGTCTCCAACTGTGAGTTTGTGGACCCCCACGCCTCCGAACAGGTAGACGACCGGACTTGGAGCTATTGATTGCTTGCGCGTCTTTGTGATTGCGCCCATTAGGTGCGCTCATCAAGCCCATGAGTTCCATCGACGGCAACGCCACTTCCGTTCCCCCTGATCCCGGTCTCCAGTTAGCTCCTCCCGAGAACAAGGGGCCGGACTTCAACCTTCTCAAGAAGGCGTTTGAGGACTGTGTGCGTGATAACCAGCCGTTCATCGACCAATGCCGGCTGAACTACGAGACGCGCTACGCGATCTGGAACGGGCAGTCGGCTGACGGCAAGAAACACGCCCGCGAGGGCAGCAAGGTCAGCCCGACTCCGTGGGATGGTGCGAGTGACCTCCGCGTTTTCCTTGTCGATAACATCATCAACAAGAAGGTCGCCATGGAGTGCATGGCGTTCAAGCGGGCGAACCTAACTGCCGTCCCAGTAGGGGCCGAAGACGGTGCTCGTAGCCAGTTGGTCAGTAATTTCATGCGCTGGCTGATCCAGACGCAGATCCCGGAGGTGGAGCGCGAAGTGGAGATGTGCTCCAACTACATGAACGAGAAGGGCGTGGCCGTCATGGGCCAGTTCTGGGAGAAGCGTCGAGAGAAAGTGCTGGTCAACGTCCGTGTGCAGGATTTGCAGCAGCAGTTCCCGAACATCGACATCGTGGCGCTGATCGAGGACAAGAGCGCGGCGGATGATCTGAAGGCGATCTTCCAAGAGCAGTACGGCGCGTCCAAGGACAAGGCTGCCCGTATGCTGCGCGAACTGCGCGATAAGGGTGAGACCAGCGTGCCGATGGACGGCCCCGAGCGTTCGTATCCCGTCATCCGTGCGTTCAATCTGGACGAGCATGTCTTCATCCCGTCGTTCTCGACGGATCTGGAGCGTGCGCCCGGTATCTACCGCGTGGAGTACTTCACCGCCGAGCAACTGCGGGCGATGGTCAACACGGACGGCTGGGACGAGCAATGGGTGGAGGCCGCGATCCAGAAGGTGCGCGGCAAACTGATCAGCATGTCTCCCAGCGAGTACATGCAGCCGATTTCCCGCTCGTTCGTCTACACGCAGCAGCGGTTTACGGATCGCATCGGTGTCGTATACGCTTACCAGCGGTTGTCCGATGAGGACGGCACGCCGGGCATCTACTGCACGGTGTTCAACCCGATGCTGCCGCCCGACCAGAACCACGATGGTTGCGCGAAGACCGGCCTACTCGGCTACGCCCACGGCGAGTATCCATTTGTTCTGTACAGGCGCGAGTACTTGAGCCGTAAGCTCCATGATTCCCGTGGTCTGCCCGAGCCGGGCAAGCCGTGGCAGGATCAGATCAAGGCGCACAAGGACTCCCGCATTGACGCCGCCTCCCTCGGCATCCTCCCTCCCATCTGCTACCCGCAGGGCCGCCCGCCGGGACGTTGGGGTCCAGGTGCGATGATTTCGGAGCGGCGTCCGAACGAGTACCACTACGCTGACCGTCCGATACCGGACATGAATACGGACAAGTCCGAGCAACTGCTGGAGACTTCGTTCAAGGAGTACAACGGCTTTGCCAGCCGCGAGGGCGATCCCGCCATCGACCCGATCTACAACCAGTTTGAGGTTGATAAGTTCCTTGGCTGCCTCGCCAAGAGTTTCCGCCAAGTGTGGAAGCTCTACAAGCAGTACGGCATGGATCAGGTCACGTTCCGCGTAATGGGCGTCAAAGACCCCAACTTCCAGCTCTTCAACAAGGGCGACGTGAACGAGGAGTTCGACTTCTACCTCGCGTGGGATGTGCAGTCGCCGGACTTCAAGCGCATGAGCGAGAAGTGGACGGCGATCATCCAAGCCGCGCAGTCCCTCGACCGCGAAGGCGTCATTGACTGGTCCGCCCTCTGCACCGCGTTCGTGTCCACCATCGACCCGAACATTGCCGAGCGCATCATCCGTCCCGCGCAACAAGGCCAGCAACAGATCGTGCAGGACGAGCAGCAGGATCTGGCGCAGATCTTCGCTGGCATCCCGAAGAACATCAAGCCCGGCACCCCGCCGCAGATCGGCCTCCAAGTCATCCAGCAGTACCTGCAACAGCCCGATGTTCAGCAGAGGTTTCAACAGGATCAGCCGTTCCGCGAGCGTCTGGAGGCGAGAGCCAAGCAGTACCAGTTCCAGCTCCAGCAGCAGCAGAACGCTGTCATTGGACGCCTCGGAGCGCAGATGCCAGGGCCGATGCCCGCCACCACTAGCACATGAAGAAACGCCGCGATCCGAATCTGACGTCAGCCGAGAAGTTTGGCCGGCTGCGTCAGGCGATGTTCCGTCTCGTTGGTAACGATGCCTTCCAAGATTTTGTGGAGGAGCTGCGCGAGATGCAGCACTCCACGATGATCGACCTCTGCGCTGACGCCGTGGTGAAAGACGAGCGGATGACGCTCGCCGCCACGGGTGAACTGCGGGCGTACTCGCAGATCATCGGACTGTACGATGACTTCGTGCAGCAGCAGATGCAGCAGGCGGAAATCGACGCCGAGCAGCGGGCTGGATAAGCGTTGTTACTGCGGCCAGTAGTGCCGCTAATAATTCCT